TTTGTTCTTGACCAGATTCTTATTCTGTGTCAAGGATATTTGAAAGATCAGGTTTCCAAGATTTGGTGGAATATAGTCAAACTTAGCATTTTTGCTTGGTCTATTGTTTTTCTACTAGTCTTTTATATGACGCGCTGTTATTGGATTGGTGTGACTGTGAGTTCTGCTTGTGCATTTTTCGTCTTTATGTTTATGTGCGCGACTCATGCCCATTGTATTTATGTACAGGGGTGTGACATAGCCCTTAGTGTTACACGCACGGCAAATACATTCAAGCTGGCAGCATTGTTTGGTTGCTTCATTTCCATTCTTGCGAGCATTAAAGTGTGGTATAGATGGTCAGGTCTTGCAACACAAAGTGATCGAGTTGAACCAATGAAACCTGATGCCATTCTTAAGATCAACAGATGGCCTAAGGCAGTCCGCAATATTGTGGAGGTTGGTCATCAATGTGCTACATCCACTAAGAACCAAGTACAAGCAGCGATTGTCAATTCAATTGCACATGCCACTTTTCACCTTAAGGACATTAATAGTGGGAAAGAATTTCTTGAGCACTGTAATATCTTCCCCCTTAGGGGCCATTATTGGCTCTGTAATTGGCATGTCTTGCAGCATGATATTATTAAGATATCTGGAATTCGTCTACCTACCACCACGGGCCCTGCTAAGAGGAGTTTTTCATGTGAGATAGTGCAAAAGGCTAGAATCGTTTCAACGTCATATGATTCCAATGACTTGGGTGTTTTTATGATGTACGGGGCTGGTACTCAAGCTGATTTCACATATCTTTTGCCCAATAGTTATCCTAAAGGGCACAAGGCGTGTCGTTGGATATATAGGAATTCTAGCGGTATAATTGAAAGTCAGGACATCAATGTTACGTTGGAAGAGGTCAATGATGTCAAAGACATTGGTAAGTATTGGGGTGCCAAATTTGTGTCTGACAAACCTACAGCTAAAGGTCAGTGCATGGCGCCAATGATGTCTCTTGACACTCCTCACTATCTAGTTGCTTTCCATAGTGCAGGAGACACAGGCAAATATGTGGGTCGTGGTCATTGTTTGTTGCGATCGGAGATCATTGCCACCATTGAGAGTATGCCTGATAGTGTTTTAAAGTTCGAGGCCGCCAGCAAGCGCGAGCTTTGTACGGGGCCTTTTTCCATTGTTGGTGATCCACACCGTAAGTCACCTTTTAACTTTATGGATGTAGCCACCTTTGATTCTTATGGCACTCATAATGGCCATAGGAAATTCTATAAATCCTTAGTTTCAGATAGGCCCATAAGCTTGCATGTAGCTGATATTTTAGACTTGAAGAAGATGCATGGACCTAATTTGACAATAAGTTCATATGAACCGTGGCGAACTGGACTCATAGATATGGGTACACCATTGTTTGTTCCTCATGCACTCTTGGAATTGGCTATGAGTGATTTTCTGCGCAAGATCGACCATATCTTAGACAAATCACCCGAACTTTTCGAAACAGTTCATCCACTAACATGGACCAATTCTTGGGCTGGTGCGGATGGTTGTTATGGCGTTGATTCTATGCCTTTGTCCACTAGCGCTGGTTGGCCGTATAATAAGCCTAAGAGCGCTTTCATTGATAGATCAAACGTTCCTGTTGACAATGTTTCTGAACCTTTTATTGTCCCTGATGACATACAAAAGGAGGTTTTAGAGTATGAACAAAGTTATCAGAATGGCGAACGGTGCATGTTTATCGCGCGTGTAAGTCTTAAAGATGAAGCTGTCAAGTTAACTTCTACTAAGCCGGCCCGCATTATAGCGGGTGCGAGTATGATCCAGACTGTGATTATGAGGAAATACTATTTGCCTATATTCAAGTTTATAATGGAAAACGCTTTTGATTTCGAATGTGCTGTTGGCATCAATGCTGCTGGGTCACATTGGAATAAGCTTGTGGGGGTGCTCGACACTTTTGGTAAGGATCGTATTATCGCAGGAGACTACGCTAAGTTTGATAAGACTATGGTCAATACGATTCTCTTCATGTGTTTTAAGATACTCATCCATGTAGCTGAAAGGGCTAGCTATAATGAAACCCAATTGCGTATCATGCGTGGAATTGCCACTGATATTTGTGAACCAGTTTATGAATACAATGGCGAATACATTGGTGCTTTCTGTGGTAATCCCTCTGGACACCCGGGTACTGTTTTCATTAACAATTTGGCTGGGTCTCTTTACATGAGAGTTGCGTATTATGAGATATATGGTAAGAAGCCTCCTGGAGATTTTTGCGACAACATAAAACTCATATGTTATGGTGATGACAACATCATGACTGTGAGTGATAAGGCGTCCAAATTTCATCACACAAACATACAGAAGGCCCTTGCGCCTTTTGGTGTTAGATACACCATGGCTGACAAGGAAGCTGAGTCCGTTCCTTATATAAATCTTGAAGATGCCACTTTTTTGAAGAGAGGTTTCAGGTTTGCTGCTGAGGTTGGTGCTTATATGGCACCATTGGCTGAGGGGTCCATTGCCAAAGCGCTTCACGGTGGCATTCCTAGCATGGAGTTATCCCCTGAGGAGGCCAGTGTTGAAGTTATTTTTGGGGCTTTGCGTGAGTGGTTTCAACATGGTCGTGACGTATTTGGAGTGAGACGTGACCAGTTGAACCAGGTTGTTGTTGCTGCAAATTTGCAGGCCTGGATGCCCTCACCCCTTCCTACGTACGAATCGTACCTCGACGATTATCGTACAGACAGAGACGAGCTTGACAGCACATGGCTCGACTCTAAACTCAATTAGAGGAGGTTGGTCTCCTTAATGGACCGGCCGTACCCATACGGCTTCGCTAAAAATGGGATGGTACATCTGGTTACCAATGTATATAAATGTTGTGTCTTATATATATTAGGCTTTTGTATCATATGTTTGTGGTGTTATTTAGCACCTGGGGACCGCCCCCA